TCGTAGGTAACGCTTCCAATAATCCAGATCACACAGATTTCTATAGCAGCTTTCCACAGACTTTTGATAAGAAACTCGGGGATTATCTCCTGTATGGTACAGTAAGTAACTGGCTAGGAACTGGACTTTATACGCGAGGCGATATCCAGCCTCGGCAGATAACAATTCTACCGGTAAATCCTTTGGATTATCCTGCGGTATCTGGCTCAATTAAGTTCCTTTCTAATCTTTACAATGTTGCAGAAAAGACAAAAGATGGAGGTAATCTTCTCAATACAATTACTCAAGGGTTGGAACACAACGGAATCAGTCGCCCTTTGACCGGCATCGCTCAAACCGTCCAGGGTTACACTACAACCTCTCAGGGATCGCTAATTAGTGCGAGCAATGACTGGTTCAGTCTGACTTCAGCCGCTCGTATGGCGGGTTCCAGACCGTTGGATGAAGCTCTAACGATGGATGCTCTCTACAGGAAAACCGCTTATCAAGCAAAGGACAATTCAAGGATGCAACAGCTTGGAGAAGCTGTAAAATCAACTCTTGTGGGGGGCTCTTCTCCAACTGAACAACAAATTGCTGAATTTGCATCTCGATACGCAGCAAGCGGTGGGCGCGTTGAGAACTTTGGCCGTAAAATGCTCGAATGGTCGAAAGATGCGAATATAAGTGTTGCCAACAAAATTTACATGAACTTGAAGTCACCCTTGAATGTAAATATGATGAAAGTAATGGGTGGTCAGGAACTTCCGGATTATTCATTTGGTGCAGGCGCAGCATCAACAATAGGTGCTAAGTCTGCCGCAATTGCGCCCTAATGCGTCTTGCAAAGCAGTCAGAACGATGCTCTTCATTTTCTCCCCACCAAGATTGAGAACAGAAGTTACACCTACTATAGGCGTAATCTCGATTCGGCTTTCGATGACTCCATTCAAGTAAGTCCTCAAGAAGTTTCTTCAACTTCACATCTTTCTCATTCTGCGGGTCAAGAGTATCATCTCCCATTTAATCTCCTTTACCTTTCTTCTCCGGTGGCAAGTCCATATGTAGAGTTTTTTGCAGGTCATAAACTACTTCTTTATGCTCTTCCGGTGTCTTTCCTGCTATGATTCCTCCCTTTGGCATAATCTTTCCATCAGGACCAAGAATTGCAGAGATGCCAATGAGTTCATCAGGAGCACGTTCTGAGAAGAGAATTGGCATTCGCTTTCGTTGCAAAGCCCTGTGGAGCATATCCATTATATCAACTGCGTTATAATCTCCATCAACGAGAATATCACAGTAAGTAGCAATCATTGCGAGAGCTTCTTCAAATGTATGTGCTTGCTTCTGAAGAGATCGCGAGAGATCAGGATGCATCTGAAGTTCTTTTTGAAGAGCAATTACGACAGCATGAAAGTAATGAAGGTGAGCCATTTTATATTCCTATTCCTTTCCTTTCTTCCTGACTTAACAGATTCCAGTCCACATGCTTCTCCTCTCTTCTCTTCTCTGCTCTTGGCAAGAAACCTTTTCCTGGTACTCGGATTATCTTCTCTGCTTGCTCTAAGTTTTGTAAGATGATTGCAAGTTCACTTGGCTTATCTAAATCTCTATGAACTTCTTTCCAGATATCCTTTATCTCAATTGTTCTATCTGTATTCTCCATCATACCAAGAATCCGGTTAATGATATCTCCATGTTTCCCTTTTCCGAATTCTCCCAAGGCTTTACTCATTAGATGCTCTGCCGCTGCTAAGTAAGTGTTTGCTTCTTTAACAATTCTACTATTGATTCTGTTTGTCTTGTAACTTGCTGTGACTGAGAGAATGATTTTAATGAGTTGAGTAAATCGGCGGCTTGAATAAGTCCTGAATCGTATATCCGGTAAATCTTTCCATTGTTTATAAATCTCATCGAGCACTGTATCAGCTTCTGAATCCGTCTGTGCACGACCGCTGACTTGCTGTTTAATCTCCTGCAACTCTTTCTTAATGGCTTCCTTAACTTCCTGAGTTGCATCCGTTGGGAATGTAATACGCTCACCTGTTGGTTCTCCATAAATGAGAAGTATTCGACTTAAGAATCCTGTTGCCATTATTTCCGGAGGAAAAGCAAGAGCAAAATTTTCTTGATTAGTACCAGCAAGAATGTTACATACAGGAAAAGGAATAGTAACACTCCTGCCATTCTTAATTCTATCCCTATAAACTGGCTCGTCAAAATCCCATAACTCGCCAAGCAGATTACAAAAATCAATATTCCCTCTACCAATAAAGTTGATAAATTCATCTGCTACAATCCAACTCGCATGCGTTTCTGCGGTAGCCTCAATTCCTTCATTGCTATCTCCCCACAAATTTGTTGCAGTTGTTGCATCGTAACTTCGCTTGGTGGTATGCAACAAGTCAAAATCTTCTTCCCGTTGTAGATCAACAAGGAACTTTTCTTTTGTTGTTTTATTTGCACTAAAATCCGTATAACCAGAGGCTCCAAGGAGTTTTTTAACAAGTTTGATTGAAGTACTTTTTCTAGCTCCTGCCTCTCCAATAAGCATAATGTAGAGATTGGGAAAAACTCTAAAGTTTCCATGTTGAAAGTAGAAACTTCTAGATAATAAGGAGGCAATTCCTGACATACAACACCACCTATGGTATGTATTAGGAACTTCAGGGGCACACTTGGCGAAGTCAAGATACAAGGAAAATATAGAGGTTTCATGCATGTTCAACCTTGATTCGTTTATTCTTCTGCTGTTCTAAATTAGTTGACCATTTGCAATTAATTTTTTCATAATTTCCGTTATTTTCTATTCTATCTAAAGTCATTCCTTCTGGTCGTTTCCCCATATCATCTAGGAAATTAAAAAATTCTTCTCTCCAACGAATACATACTGTAATTCCTCTTCCTCCATAATATTGATACTTTTTATGTTTAGGATTATAGCATCGAGCAATCATTGCACTCCAAGAATTATATTCTCTTGGATAATTCTTTTTCATAAAACAAAAACCACAAGATTTTGCTTTTGTTGCTTTTCTTTGCACTGTCATTTTTCCACATCTACATTGATATCGGATTAAAATATGACTATCAGAAGCCGAGGTTTTTCCTATTTCTTCAATTATTGTTAATCTATTCATTCCCTCTCCTTCAATTCATTCCAGTACTTTGCTTCTCCCTTCAATGCAACTGGAATTGTAAATGTCCTTGCTATTCCCTTCCAGTCCTTTATTGTCATTGGATGTGTCATACACTCCCTTACTTTAATTGCAAGATCACGTCTGTTACTACGATAAGAAAAAAGTACTGAATCATGAATTTGAGCATGAAGCCTAAAATCCATTGGATTAGCCAGCGCAATTTCATAAAAAATCCTCTTCCAAGAATGATTCAACCATTGTGCATTTAGACATTGTTGAGGATGTGCTGCATAGACAGACTTGTGATGTTTTACTTTGGAAGGATGCCCAAAGCAGTAGCGAGTCCATCCAGTTTGTCCGATAAGAAGTCTAGTGCTTTCAACAGTATGGACAAGATAATCATAATAGTCAGTACGCAGAGTTGGATAAGCGCGATCATATGAATGAACAAGATACTCAGCAACTTGCCGAATCGTCCAAGTAGGATCAAGCTTAAGTAGTTTTTGAGCATTTAGAACAAGTTCGATCCCAAGGATATCAATAAACTTTTGCCAGCTTGTAAGGTTATTGTTACTTCCATGGTTGACTCTCTTGGAGAGTTCTCTAATATCTTTGTTAAGCACTTCTCCATTCTCGCTAACGATTTGGTTATACGGGATTCCGAAAAACCGTTCGACGTTAATTGCATGGAAATCTTTATCTGATTCAACAACATCAATAAGATTTTTGTCTCCAGATAAATACGCTGTATCTCTAGCTTCCGCTTGTTCTCCATCTGCTTCTCCTAGGTAAAATCCTTCAGGAGCGCAAAACATCTGTTTAATGCTAAGAGCTTCTTTTTTATCTCTGGGAATATTTTGTATCTGAAGCCCACACCAGAAATGATGTTCTTGCGATGCCATTCTGCTCGTATCTGTTCCATGCGGATTGAGTTGATAAAGTACATTATTGGAACCTGGATAAAAAATGGAGTCTTTGGTGTAGGACGTTGCAAGTTTTCTTTCTTCTCTATATTTACCTGCATAGGTAACAATGCGCTTATTAAGTGGATGCCGGGCGGCGACTTTGTCTCTTCCAACTTTTCCAGTACTTGTAATATCTTTACTCCCAAGGGCGGCAAATAGCTTTTGTGTCTGTTGCCATGAACTGGGATTATAATTACTATTACCAACCATCGTCCGTACAGAGGATAATTTTTCATTCATCTTCTCCTCAAGCAGGCTTCTCGTTGAAAGAAATCTGCTCTTCTCTACTTGTATTCCAGTATTCTCGGATAGGAGGCAAGGATAGACAAGAGGAAATTCCAGCAGGTAATTATTAGTAGCCCATTCAGGCATCTCAGCAATAAGAGCAAGGAAACTGATAGCGGTTCCATATGCATCTCTTGCATTGTATCTATAAAATTCCTCAAGATTACCGTGAATCTCACTCTTCCAATACTGAAAAGTATGAAGCATGTAACTAACAATAAAAGCCAGGTCCTTGGGAAGTTCACTGTACCAGCTATGAAACAGGTTAATGGTATCCCAATACCAAGCTCGTAAGGGAGCGTTGAATCGAAGAAAATAGCTGTTGTCGTACTTTCCATTCTGAGTAATCTTCGGCGCAGGGAGATCATTGAATTTCCTTATCCAAGTAAGAAAGTAATTACTGTTACAAGGAATAACAACGACGTGAGTTCGATAACTTCCAGACTCAAACCAAATACCACAGTAGCCAACACATTCGATAGCGAGTAGTTCCTTATTCGTCTCAATATCCACAGCAATATAATTAGCCCGAGAGAATAGGTCAAACAAATCTCCCACATTGCTTTCACTAGCCAGTTCCCATGTAAAGTTGGTCTGAGGAAACCAAGACCTAGCATCTGTGAGCTTGGATATGTAACGGGAATATAAATGCTTGCCATAAGGTATTGTAACAATATGCTCAGGCAAAGGAGCCACCAAAAATTTAACGTCACGTACTGTAATAAGACTTCCGGAGTAGTCATCAATGCTTCCAGTTTTGTTAATTAACTTACTAAGAGTTGTGGGATTACAAGTAATAATCGCATCTAGTTTTTTTTTCTTGGCAACAGAAGTAAGTTCATAAAGAATTGTAGGACTTACATCAGAAAGATGAACTGTATGACCATTAAAAAAGCTTTTAAGCAAAGGGAGAAAAGGACGGTCAGAAGGAGAACAATTAAAAAGAAATTGCATGATTTGAACTTTGATTTCTGTTTTGTTCAAAAGAATTAGCCCAGCGGCAATTTTCTTTTTCATAATTTCCATTATTATTTTTTCTATCTATAGAATTTTTATCTTCAGGACAAATTCCCATATCTTTTAGAAAATTAAAAAAATCAATTCTCCATCTTTCACACACAATTATTCCTCTTCCTCCATAATACTTATAATCTTTACAACTTTTAGTATAACAACGATACATAATATTATTATATGTATTATATTCTTTTGGAAATTTTTTATTTAAATTACAATGACCACAAGATTTTGGCTTCCTGTATTTATTTGTAATTGTAATGTTACCACAATCACATCTACACTTAAGAAGTAAATGTGATTGTTTATTTCTTCCTGCTTCTTCTAAAACAGTAAGTCTATTTCTCATTTTTTTGCTTCTGCTTTACCTCACCTCTATGCACTTTACCTTTAAGAATGCAGACATGAACATAGCTTCCTGCGGGTATTCCCATCTTTTTGTGTGGGCCTGTTACTGTTCTTACCTTTCCTCCTTGCTTAACGCAGTTGTCAAAACCGGCGGGCATAAGAATTCTCCTAGCTGTTAAAAGAAAGCAGATTGCAGAGATGGACGCACTACATTCCCTGATTGCAGATTGCAGTGCGTCCGTTCGTACTTACGCGATTGTGAGCTTCTTCAGTTGCATGAAGTCTCTTTGTTTCTCTTTGTTATGCGTTCTCACAACTACGATGATAACATCCAGCCCCTTGCTGTTTGTCATCGCTTCATTGTAACTCTTTGCATTCAGAAACGTATAGATGGGTCTGATTGCTTCTTTGAAAAATCCCTTGCCTGTTTCATTGTCCATCATCCAAGCAAGTGTTGCAATGTCTCCTACCTTGACTTCCGGAGCTTGCTCTGGATTCCCAAGCTCAATGATTTCAACTACCGTCATCGGAAGATCAATCGCCGCTTTTTCACTGATGATCTTGTTTCTGAAACCTTCCGCCAGTTTTACTTTATAAGCTCCAGTCGGAAGTTGAATGAAACCTGGAAGATCTTCAATGTCATCCAGAGTTCCATCAAGCAAGCTGGTCATGCTGTCAAGTTTCGCTTTCTGTTCTGCATTCAGTTGTTGCTCAGACATTTTTTACTCCGTATGGTCAGTTAATTAATGAGTAAAGTCGTTAATCTCGTCTTTAGGTAGCAAACCTACTCACTGTTGCTCGTATCCTCCTTTATCTTCTCTGTTGATGCTTTTATCATTGCATATCCAACTAGCAATATTATTGCATCAAAGAAAAGAACTGTAAAGATCATGGGAACCATCCACCAGTCGAAGGCACTTTGAAAGACAGGGTAGATGTGAAAGATGTAGAAGCTTCCCCAGATGCCAGTAAGAATCATAGCGACACCTAAGGAAGCAATGAGAGTTGCGCGAAACATCTTAAGGACCAAGAGTAACTTCTACAAGTCGAATATATCCAATGATATCATGCCAACTATCTTTGTATTCTGCATCTCCATTAAGAATTCTTCCTATCTTATGAGCTGTCATTTCTAATGCTTCTTTTTTATCATCCGAAAGTTTTTCCCAATTCGGACTCTTGTACATTGCAAGTTTTATTGATTGCGAAATTCTAGCGTGAGTCTTAAAGACTCCGTAACGATTGCCTCTTTCTTCAAGAGTTTTATCTATGTTTTCGTTAGTCATCTTTCCACCAATCCGCGCCGAGTTGAACTCCTGCTGCTGCTACAAGACCTCTCTTGATTAGAAGTAATGTAGCAACTCCTGTAGATACTGGTTCTTCTTCTATATTCTCATTTACTCCCACCATTGTTGCAAAAATTACTGCACCTTTGTCATCTTCTACATAGATTTTCATTTCGATATTACTCCTTTGACTTCAGTGAGAATTGCAGTTGCAGACTTCTTTTGTATATCGAAAAAAGGCTTCAAACTTACTTCTTCCGGCTTCATATCTTCTACTTTTACATTTGTTCTACTTCCTGTACTTATATTCAGAAGATATGTTGTTGCAGAACCAAAGGTATGTTTCTTGTTTCTTACATCTACATGAACTATATGATCGAAATACTTTCCTACTCCTCTTGAGTAGTTTCTTGTTCCGCAAAGCGGAAAGACTTTAAGCTTTCCATCTTCTAGTTCTGCTTCTATTGTGTGTGCAATACAGATGTGATTCTGAGGAGAATGCTGAATGCCACTAAGGAATTTTGTTAATAGTTGTCCTTGTGGCATGTATTCGTCCCAACCGGGTTTGAATGTATCTTCTTTATCTTTTGTCAGATGATTCATGATACTATCTCCAAGCTGAGATAGATTATCCCAGACAATTATCCAATCGAGATCAAGAGCATGAAGATTGATTTCTTCAATTGGATTCTTCTCTTTAAGACAAAGAAAACAGGAAACTTTACCGTGCTGAAGGCAGACTTGATAAGCTCCAGGCTTCATTACCTTACGGCAGGTTTCTGCTGCTATTGGATAATCTCCAGTATCAGGAAGCACTATAAGTCGAATCTTTTCTTGCTGAGCCGCAGGAAGTTTATAAAGTACTGAATGGCCTCCATCAAGAGAGAACCAGAAGAGATTGAAGTACTTAGTAAGTTCTCCTACAAGCTCAGACTTCCCTACTTTGGGATCTCCAAAGACAATAAGATGTTGTGCCTGCCGCTGTGCGACTTCGGAGAGTTTCATGTAGGAAGTTTATACACAACACAAGAAACTTCAGGAATTGTTTCTCCATCTTCAATCATATTGTGTAAATCAGACTGTGCTTCTTCTTTTAAATTTTGTAACTTTTCTCCTTCTGTTTCTCCAGGCATATTTGTTTCATCTATTTCAGCAATTTCAATGATTGTAGAAATGATTGCAACTTTCATTTGTATTCTCCTAGTGATGTTTCGCAAGCTGAGAGTCAACGAGATCAATAAGACTTATGTTAAAACTAAAGTCTGAATCTTTTTCTTCTCTTACTTTCGGATTCTTCTCTACAAGTAATTCTGTATTCATTTCACATATGTCAAAGAATTGACACGGACGAGAGAAGCTAAAGCAATTCCATCCGTGCATGGGAAAGATTCCATCTTCGATATACTTACTGATTTGTTCTGTCTTTTGCATAATACTTTTAATCCACACAGCTCGCTGAAGATGGTTTTTAGGAAATGGGAAGGCTTCATACTCACAGACTGAAGTCTTATATACGTAATACAAAACCTTAAAGTTACTCTCAAGTGCAATCCCTAGCTTCTGACTTACATAATCCAGAATCAGACTGTAACCCAGAGCTTGTCCTGAATTCTTATACATTGCAGGATGTACATTTGTAAATCTTGTTGTCTTAAGTTCGAAGACTAGAAGCTTTCCATCTCTCTTATCCCTTAGAACAAGATCAATGAAGCCTCTTACTTTAAACTCATTAAGACAGAATACTCGGAAGCCAAGTTCAACCGCCGGCTTGCCATCTACATATACGAGTTCATAGTTAACACTCAACTGTGCAAAATGAGGAAGGAATTTCTCAAACGCATACATTGCCCACCAGAAAGTCTTACGCTTAAAGTTTCCTTCTTCATCAAACAAATCTCGCTTCCAAGCAAGGAACATCTTCCAGATTGCAACTTCCTTGCTTTCTTTCATAAATATGCTTTGTACTCCTATTCCTACAATCTTTCCAAAACTCAGGTCCTCATTATCTTCTTTCTCTCCTCCTTTACCACTCAAGCGATATAGTTCATACTTCCTTGGACAGCGTTCTACTGTCTCATTGCTTGAATGAGAGAGAAGTTTGAGAAGAGAGACTTGAGTAGGATTATAGATCATCAAGAGTTAGGCTTGATAATTTTTGCTTTATTGGTATTGCAGAAGGAGCTTGTTGATATAAATCCTTTGGATATATATAAACTTCAAACCAGATTCCTTTTACTCCACAAGTTTCTTCATTCAATCCTGCACGTTGATAAGAGCAGGAAGAAACTTCATAGACTTTTTCTCCTGAAACCAGATTAATTCCAGTTTCTTTCTTTGTCTTGCTGCACTTCCATTCTCTCCAGTTTTCTGGCCGAAACCTGTTACCGAGAACAAACTGACAGTTGCAGCAAAATCTGTCTTTTTCTGTCGGAGAGATTATATTCTTATCAATTGATAAAGCTATTTCCATGAACTTCCTTTGCTTGATTTACTTCTATTACTGCGAGTTGCAAGAATGTTGCAGTTGCAACTAGAATTGCTCTATCAAGAGTCTCTTTCAATGTCTCGGTAGGAACTAACGGAAATCTTTCTCTTATATATTCTCCGCAACAATTCGCATTCAGCATGATATATTCAAAATTATTCTTGACTCCCCAAAGTTGAATATGAATTCCTTGCAGATATTTTTCAACTAGAAGTTTTGGTAATTCCGGCGTTGTTTCCATCTTTCCTTGCTTCCGTTGAAACTTTCTCCACAGCGGTATCTGCTCTTGTATAAGGCTCAAACCAAACTCCTTTAGGTCCGCAGAATCGTTCATCACTACGAGTATCTTTACAGAACTGGGCTTTGTAATCCGGGTATTCGGTATGAGTTACAGGACTTACTTTGATTGTTTTATTCTTAGGTGAATGACATTGAGCGTTTATATGAAAATCATCAAGACGATAAGGGAGTTTCGCCCAGCGACATTCAGAACAAGGAAAGATGCCTTCTGCCTTTAGAACTTTTGTTGCATCTCCAGCACTCATCTTATATGTCATCCATAGTAAGTTGATTCAAAGGAACTTTACCTTTGCTTGTCTGTCCTTGCTTAGACTTACTCATTGCTTCTGCAATTACTACTCTTTCTTTCTTTGCAAGTCCACTCACTATCTTTCCGATTTCTTCTTCGGAAATCATGTGAACGAGGTCTTCATTCTTATGCAGAGTAACATGAATCTCTCGCAATAGAGTTTCAAAGCCTGGATTATTTTCAATCATCAGGCTTTGCATACGAGAAATCTTCTCTTGAAGTTGCTGAAGCTGGGTAAGAGGAACTGGATCAGAAGCCATTTAAGCTTTTTCTGTCTTAATGATTATTGTTTGTTTATGCTCGAAACATTTTTCTTCTAAAGGTAAAGGAAAGCAATCTTCCATAAAGGTGCTACAAGAAGTTAGAAGAAAAAGAGAGATAAAGAAAAGATATCTCATATCTGTATCTCCTCAGCAGTTTTTGGTTCATCAATTCCAAACTTCTGACGCAATCTGAACGTCACTTTCCCGCCTTCTTTATCTGAAGTTGCGAGAAGTCGCAGCGGATCATCTTGATTCGCAATCTTGAATCCTGCATCTTCATCTTTTTCCTTCCTCATCATTCTTACTATACGATTGTGAACAAGATGATTGCATCGAAGAATAACAATTCTATTCTTCTTGAGTAATTCCCAAGCTTGTTTATACTTTCGCGGGACTCTCAATCTCGATTACTTCATAGTAAGTTTCTTTCGGTTTATCCTCAAAAGAAGTTTTATAATGGACTTCAGCTACAGGATTAACATTTTTAATCATTTTAAAACTAAAAACTTTGCCTTCACTTCCTACTCTTATATCTACAATTGCACAGAGTTCTTCTTGTGCAGTCTTATACTTACTCATTTTCACTCGGAAAGATTCAGCAGATTCCGCGGATGGAAACAAAAGCGTTAGTCTCTTTCCATCAAGAAGTTTTGCATAGATATCCTGAAAATTAAGATTATCCATGCGATATATCTTGATCGAATTTAACTCTAAATCCTGCTGCGTGTTTATGTCCTCCACCTCCAAACTTCTTTGCAATTTCTCCTACATCGAGTCCATCATCTGAACTTCGAAACTGTAGACTCTTCCTTCTGGAGTATCCATATAACAAGCTGCGAAAGGTTCACCCTTTCCCATTATGTGACCTGCATCGGAGGAAAAGATATATGGAAGATTTGCAACTGGAACATTCCAACCTGCAATCTTTGTTCTTGTCTGACAGACTGCAAGAAGTTCATGAATGTCTTTGAAATGTTTTCTTTCAATCGTAACACCTTCCAGGAAAAGATGATATACATCTTGTTCCATTAGTTTATCCCAGATATCAAAATCATAGGGATAACTAAAGATTGCTGCCTGAACTTCTCTTGTTCTCGGAATTTTGAATTGCCAAAGATCACGATCTTGAATATGATCTATCAATCTTGGAGCTTC